AATGGTAGACACTGGAAGGTAATGTTGCTTATAACTATGCAATATCCTTTAGGTATTCCACCAACACTAAGAACTAACATTGATTATGTATTTATTTTGAGAGAACCATATATCGCAAATAGAAAGCGTATTTATGAAAATTATGCTGGTATGTTTCCGACATTTGAATCATTTTGTCAAGTAATGGATCAATGTACTGAGAATTATGAATGTTTGGTTATAAATAATAATGTTAAATCAAATAAGATACAAGATCAAGTGTTTTGGTATAAAGCCGAAGCACATAATGACTTTAAGTTAGGGTCAAAAGAATTCTGGGAATTGTCTAAACAGCTTAATGACGACGACGATGAAGAACAATATGATCCAAATAATGTGAAGAAACGTGGTCAGGGGCCAAAGATTTCGGTAAAAAAGAGTAAATGGTAAATTAACTTGCTTTTTATTCTTGTTTTTAATTATATAAACAAGAATTAAGAATTAAGATTTAAAGACAATAACTGATATAATTATATAATGAATATACTAGATATTGTTAATTTAATCGAAACAAATCCTATTACTAAGCTATCAAGTGACTATAATGTTAAATTGTTATCTAAAATTAAAGACAATTTTACAGATATGGAACAACAATTATTTTTATCTAGTTTTTATTGTTATCTAAATTACCACCCAACAAATGATTTTGTTATTGATTTAGATAATGTATGGAAATGGCTGGAATTTTCTACAAAACAAAAAGCATTAATGCTTTTGGAAAAAAATTTTACTTTAAATTTTGATTATATAAAGTTAATTAACCTTCACGTTAAGCAAGATTTAAGCGAAAAAAAGCACGGAGGACATAATAAACAAAATTTTATGCTAAATATTAAAACGTTTAAGTTATTTTGTCTTTTAGCTGATACCAAAAAAGCAAAAGAAATACACAGTTACTTTATTAAATTAGAAGATTTACTATATGAAATTTTAGAGGAAGAATCAAAAGAATTAAAACAAAAATTATCATTGATAGAAAACAATAGTTTATTAGAAAAACAAAAAGCAATTGAGCAAACATTAATCAATCAATTTCCAGTAAATACCGAATGTGTATATTTTGGTAAAATTGATGATACAAATGAATCTAATGAAACATTACTTAAATTTGGTCATACAAATAATTTATATAATAGAGTTATTGATCATAGAAAAAATTATAAAAACTTTATTTTATTGGATGTATTTAAAGTACAAAATAAAGTTGAAATTGAAAATTGTATTAAATGTCACCAAAAAATTAAAAAACAAATTAGAACTATTCATATTAACGAAAAAAACAAAACTGAAATAATTTCGTATAATAATGACCATTTTACGATTGACAAATTAACAAAATATATTAAAGAAATAATTCAAGAGAAATTGTATAATATTGATAATTTTAACAAATTATTAAAAGAAAATGAAGATTTATTAAAGGAAAATGAAGAATTAAATGACCAGTTAAAAAAATCTAATGAAAATGTGGTTAAAAAAACACTCGATTTTAATAAGTTAAATGAAAAGTTACAATTACTAGAAAATAAATTACAACTGTTTGAAAAAGAAAGTCAATCTGTTTATAATAATCCTTTATTACTAGAAGACGAACAAACTAACAAATTTAATACTTTTATCGACACAATGTGTATAGTTCGCACAGATGTAGAAGAGTCGTCTACTATTTTAGAAGGTTCGTATAGAATTTGGAATAAAATAAAACCAACAAAAGAAGTATTTCATTCTTTTAAACATTATTTAGACACAAGATTTAAACCAATGAGGCTTTCAATTCAAAACAAAAAGCAAGTAGTTAATGGTTATAAAGGAGTAAAACTTAGGCAAAATGAATATAAAAAACGTTTTATAAATAATGATGTTGAAACGTTTTTATTTCAGGTATGTGATTTTACACCATCTGGAAAAATATTAAATTCGACATTACTTTCAGAATATCATAGATGGAAACAAAGTGTAAATAAAGAAATAGATTCAAATGATATCAAATTTATTAAAGAATATTTAAATTCATCTGAATATGCTGTAAGGTCAACAGTATGGACTGATAAAGGTTCAAATGAAGGATATTACGGTATATCTTTAAAAGTTGATGAATATAAACATAAAAATACATCATCAACTGGTAAAAAGGTTGAAAAAATAGAACTATCAACCGGTGTTGTTTTAGGTTCGTGGGAAACTATTGCAAAGGCAGCAGAAAGCGAATTAATTTCGACCGCAAAAATGTCTAGGAGTATTAAAAATAAAATAGGATTTAATGATTATTATTATAAATGTCAAAATTAATAATGAATAATTAATAATCCAAATAAAACAAATTATTTCTGTTTGTCATCAATACTGCTAACACCATATGTAAATTTATTATAAATAATATACAATAAACCAACACATAAAATCAGCGTTGGTCCATAAATTTCAGGAGCTTTATTTATTAATCCATATATAATTAATAGTATTTGTGCAATAAGATTTCCAAATAAATAAAACCAAGTAAAACTAATAGTATTATGAGTACTATAAATATTACTAACAAGTGAAAAAAACGACACAACATTAAACATAAGCGATGTTGTTGCTAATATACCTAACTTTCCCATATAATATATTATAAGTACAATATATTTTATAATATTTTAATATTTTATAATATTTTTAATATTTTATAACAGACTATATAAGTCTATTTAATCGGCCTTTTTATTAGCGAATGGTCCTGATGTTAGTTGACTTTGTCCATAATCAGATTTGCCTATAACCACATTGGCGTCATCAAATAGTTCAGAACGGATGTCCGCAACAGAAATAGACTCAGGCTCCTTAGAAGCAAACGTGCTTTCAGTTGTATTATGTCCAGCACCAATTAAATTGCCATCTTTATCAATATCCTGAGTAAGAACATTACCATGTTTTTCAGAATTTTTCTTGTTTTCCTCAATAGCCTTTTGTTTAGTTTCTTTAATGCGTTGTTCAAACGTGGACTTGGCAATAGTTTCATTCTTCTTTTTCTCTTGCGCAAGCTGATTAAGCTCTTCTTCCAAATATTCAACACGCCCTGTTTTATAAGCCTCGGGTTCCCAAGGAAGCCACATACCAACAGGTCCAACATAAACATCAAAACTAGGATCAGTTTCTCTTAAAAGTTTAGCACGTATTTCGGCTTCTTCTTGAGACGAGAAGTTGCCTCTAGCCTTGAATCCTCTAACAGATGTTTGAAAATTATGCTTAACATTAAATTTCTTTTCAAGGTCTTCTTCGTCACGATCCAAAAATGTTTTATAATCGTCTTCAATGGATGAATTGATAATCGTAGCACGTTCTTCCTTTACAAAGGTTTCAAAATCTTTCATAACTTCTTCAAACTGTAATTTGTATTTAAAAGAAACGAAATTAAGAAATTGGTGGAATTTTTCCATTGATTTGTTCATATCCCATTGCTTTAGGAATTCTTCAAAATAATACATTTCTCTTTGTTTTAGGATTTTTTCAGGAGATACAAAAGAAAAACAGCCAAAATTTTGTCCGGCAATAGGCTTATCTACCTCTAGCATATCAACATATTTTGGATTAGGAGTTCCGTCTTTCTTGTCCTTTCTCTCGAATGGCTTTTTATAAGCGTTAGTTTTACTCATTATATATTTTAATGAATTATTGGGTTTAAGTTTTAATTTAACAATATATTTTCTTTTAAAATTAACAATATATTTTTTTCTTATTATATTTTATATAAAGATGGGTATGTTTGATATGACTGAACTTATTAAGCGCATTATTAAGTATTTAATTGAAGGTTTAATGGTTGCTATTGCTGCTTTCGCGATCCCAAAACGCTCGTTAAATCTTGAAGAAATAGCATTACTTGCGTTAACTGCGGCGGCGACTTTTGCTATTTTAGATACATATATTCCTTCAATGGGTGTCAATGCTAGATCAGGAGCGGGACTAGGCCTTGGGCTAAATTTAGTTGGGTTTCCGGGTGGTTTATAACCATAATATGGTGTGGTAGCTTTAAGTTGTTTTAATAATATATAATTTAATAAAAATTGAATTATATTTTATAATATGAATTATGTCATATATTAGGTATGCTATATAATAATGAGACATTTAATAAATATTGCGAAGATAATGAAATTACTTTGCTGGAGAATTACGAACAAATAAAATTAAATAGAGAATACAGAATAAAGGGAAGATGTATTACTTGCGATTGTAATAATGAATTTGATAAATCATTTAGACAGTTAATAAAAACAGGAGCATATTGTTATAATTGTTGTGTAAATAATGGAAAACAAAAATGGGCGTTAAAATGTAAATATAATGTAGAAAATTTATTACACTTTTGTGAAGAAAGCAATATTACATTGATTAACAATTATGATAATGAAATAATTAATAGAAATACAATAATTAATGGAAAATGTATAACTAAAGAATGTGACGATATATTCAATAGGTCATTTAGAGAACTTGTTAAATTTAATGGGTATTGTGCTAATTGTTGTAAAGAAATTGGAAAACATAAAATAATAGAAACAAATTTAAAAAAATTTGGATTCGATAGTGCTATGAAAAATGAAGAAGTTAAGCAAAAACACAAAAATACAATATTAGAAAAATATGGTGTAGAACATATTTCACAATTAGACAAAATTAAAGAACAAATAAAGTCAACATGTTTAGCAAAATACGGAACAGAGTTTTCTTTACAATCAGAAGAGGTTAAGAAAAAATCTAAGGCAACTAACATAATTAAATATGGTGTAGAAAATCCACAACAAAATAAGGTTATTAAAGATAAAACATTGAATACAATTTTAATAAAGTATGGTTGCAAATCAGCAGTTGGTAATTTTGATGTTAAACAAAAAATGATAAAAAATAATATTGAAAAATATGGAGTTGAGCATCATTCGCAAAATAGTGAAATTAGTGAAAAAATGTTGAAGAATGCATATGCTACAAAAAAATATAAAATGCCATCAGATAAAATAATAGATTATCAAGGTTATGAAAATTTTGCGTTAGATGAATTACTTAATATAGAACATATTTTAGAAGATGATATTATTACAAATAGAAAAGATGTTCCTGAGATATGGTATGATGATAAAACTGGTAAGAAAAGAAGACATTTTGTTGACTTCTTTATTAAATCACAGAATAGGTGTATTGAGGTGAAATCAACTTGGACCAATCAAGCAAAAAATAATGTTTTAGAAAAACAACAAGCTGCGATAAATTTGGGATATAAGTATGACATATGGATTTTTGATGAAAAGGGAAATAAATTACAAGTATTATAATATTTTATTATACCATTATCCAAGCTCAAACAGTAGGAATAAACTCCCAATTAATTTCAACACACATTTTTTTCCATGTTTCGTCTTGTTCAATTAATTTTTCACGATCTTTTAATAAAGGAATATCTTCCAAATATTGTGTTTCTTCAAGTAGCTCACAGAACTTAAAAAGGACATAATAATAATTCAAAAAATTAACGCGATAATCAGGACAAGTTTTAGCATATGGAGATTGAATTTCCATAAATAAATTACATAATGTGTCTTCTAATTCAGGGCTAAAAACAGGAGGTGGAATGCCCAATTTATTTTTAATAAACGCAATGTGTTCATAATATTTATTAAATCCCAATTTCTTAAGAATTTCTTTTGTTTTATTATGTGTTAGTTGCTCAATCCCAATTCGTTCCTTTTTAATTTGTTGTTGAATTTGGTCAATAACTTCATCAGGAATTTGAGTAGTTTCCTTTCCTTGAAATTGTGCTAATATTTCCTTAAAATGATTAATTTTCTTATAAGCATAAAAACAAACTTCCTTTGGAGGTTCTTTATAGCTAGGTTTCTCGTTTTCAATTAAATAAGGTAAATTAACAGCACAAACATTACAAATAAGCACACCCTCATCATCAAGTGGGATCATTTCCCCTTTGTAACAAAATTGACATATATCAGTTTCTCTAATAAACGAATTCATATCCAAGAAAGATTCATCAATATTGCTTAAATATTTCTGAACAATATTTTTGTTTTTATTTTCAGTTATGTTTTTTTCATTTTCGGATTCATCTTGTTTAACTTTGAAAATATTAAAAAGTAATTGATTTTTAGAGGTGACGACTTTGTTAGTTTCTTCCACATTATTAATGTTTTTTTTATTTTCAAAATATTCAAAAATAAATTTAGAGTTATCAAGAAAGTAGTTATTTTTCTTGTATTTAAGTTTTTTGATTGTTTCGGTAATTT